AAGATTAGTAAATGAAAATGTAGCAGTTTTTAGACCTATAGAAAAGGAATTCTACACTACCCAAACTGTCCAAGATAAATTTGGAATACCTGCTAGTAATTTTATAGTATATAAAACATTATTAGGTGATAATTCAGATGGAATTAAGGGGGTTAAGGGATTAGGTAAAAAAGGCCTACTTAAAAAATTCCCTGAATTAGGGCAGTCCAATGTTACATTAAAAGATATAATAACTATATGTGAATCTAAATTTAAGGATAATATTACATATGCTAGAGTTTTAAATAGTATAGATGAATTAGAATTAAATTATAAATTAATGGATTTATCCAATCCTATGATTGATGAATCTGATAAGGAATATTTAAAAGAACTTTCGGAAGACCAAGATCTTAATTATATTCCCAAAACATTTCTTGAAATGTATGATGAAGACCAAATAGGTGGTATTATTAGAAATGTGGAGTTTTGGCTACAAGATGTTTTTGAACAATTTAAAAAATAAAAGTTGACGTTAAAAAGTATAGAACAATATGGTCATCCATTTCAGATTAAGGTAATTTCTTCTCTCCTTACATCTAAGGAGTTTTTACAAAATATTATTGATATTCTAAGTGATGAGGATTTCCCTAATTCTGCTCATAGGTGGATTATAAAAGAAATTATAAAGTATTATGACTCTTATAATACTAATGTTTCTATGGACGTTCTTAAGGTAGAACTTCAAAAAGTTGAAAATGAAGTATTACAATTATCTATTAAGGAACAATTAAGACATGCATATGAAGCCTCGGATGAGGATTTAAAATATGTGCAAGAAGAATTTTCTAATTTTTGTAAAAACCAGCAATTAAAAAAAGCATTACTACAGTCTGTTGATATGCTTAAAGTTGGTGATTACGATTCTATTAAGTTTATGATTGAGTCTGCTATGAAGAGTGGACAGGATAAAAACATAGGACATGAATACCTTAAAGATGTTGAATCTAGATATAGGGAAGATAATAGAAAAACCGTACCTACCCCGTGGGATAAAATTAATGGTTTAGTTCAGGGTGGATTAGGTAATGGGGATTTAGGATTAATATTTGGTAATCCAGGTGGGGGCAAATCTTGGTGTTTAGTATCCTTGGGTGGTCATGCAGTTAAATTGGGATATAATGTTTTACATTATACTCTTGAATTAGGTGAGGATTATGTAGGTAGACGTTATGATTCTTTCTTTACCCAATTACCTGTTGATCAAATTAGCAAATACCGAAAAGAAGTAGAAGAAGTAGTAGATAAAATTCCCGGCCAGCTTATTATTAAAGAATATCCCATAGGTATTGCTACAACATCTACTTTAGAGTCACATATACAAAAAGCGGAAAATTTAGGTGTTAAACCTGACTTAATAATTATAGATTATATTGATCTTCTTTCAACTAAAAAGCGAAGTTCTGATAGGAAGGGAGAATTAGATCATATTTATAGGAGCATCAAAGGGCTTGCACGACAATTAAACCTCCCTATTTGGTCTGTTTCTCAGGTAAATAGAGCAGGTGCTAGGGACGAAATTGTTGAAGGTGATAAAGCAGCTGGTTCATATGATAAGATTATGATATCGGATGTTTGTATGTCACTTTCTCGCAAGCGTGAAGATAAAGTAAACGGAACGGGGAGATTTCATATCATGAAAAACAGATATGGAGTAGACGGCCTTACTTTTGGAGTAAAGGCTAATACGTCTACTGGCCATTTCGAGATTAAAGAGTATGACGAATCCGAAGAAACTCCCCAACCGACTTCACAACCTTATAGCGATTTTGATAATTTTGATAAAAAACAGTTACAAAGTAAGTTCTTTGAACTTAAGATGTAACATTAAAAACACTTAACAATGGCTAAAGATATAACTAAAGAAAGAATTCCATATAAACCCTTTGAATACCCCAAAGCACATGAATATTGGTTAAAACAACAACAAGCACATTGGTTACACACAGAAGTACCTATGATGTCGGATGTTAATGACTGGAAGCAAAATTTAACTGATTTAGAAAAAGATATAGTAGGTACTATTTTGAAAGGGTTTGCTCAAACTGAAACTGTAGTAAATGATTATTGGTCAGGATTAGTAACTAAATGGTTTAGAAAACCAGAGATTATTATGATGGCTACTACATTTGGAGCATTTGAAACTATTCATGCCGAAGCATATTCTTTACTTAATGAGGAATTAGGGCTGGATGACTTTAGTGAGTTTTTAGAAGATGAAACTACTATGGCTAAAATAGAAAATCTAATGAATGTCAGAGATAGTTTTAATGGCGAAAAGGATTGGCACGAAATAGCTAAATCATTAGCTATATTTTCTGCATTTACTGAAGGTGTAAATTTATTTTCTTCATTTGCTGTTTTATTATCCTTTAAACTTAGAAATAAATTAAAGGGAGTGGGTCAAATAGTAGAATGGAGTATTAGAGATGAATCATTACATTCAGAGGCAGGTTGTTGGTTATTTAGAGCTTTAGTAGAAAATAAACCGGAACTTAAAACCCCCGAACTTGAAGCTGCTATTAATGAGGCTGCTTTATTATCACTTCAACTAGAACTAGATTTTATAGATAAAGTATATCAATTAGGTGAATTAGAAGGATGTTCTAAGTATGACCTTCAAAACTTTATTAAACATAGGGTAAATATTAAATTACAAGATTTGGGCTATAAAGCCATTATTGATGTAGATTTAAAAGCAGTAGATAATATGAAATGGTTTGATGCTCTTTCGGGTGGTAAACAGCATACTGACTTTTTTGCTAATAGAGTAACTAACTACTCTAAGGGGCATGTTAAGTGGGAAATGGAAGATATATTTTAAAATGGATAGTAATTTAATTTCAGATTATAGTCAATGGGTAAAGGGTAGGGATTATCCCGAATTTTTTGATGAAGTAGCTTTAGCCACTATTTCTAAGGGTTATCTATTACCCGGTGAAACACCTAAAAAAGCTTATAGACGCGTTGCTAATGCAGTTGCAGATAGGTTAAATAAGCCTGAATTAGCATCTAAATTTTTTAAATATATTTGGAATGGGTGGATTGGATTAGCTTCTCCCGTTTTAAGTAATATGGGTACAGATAGAGGAATGCCTATCTCATGTTTTGGAATTGATACACCTGATTCAGTTAGAGGCATAGGTTTAACTAATGCTGAATTAATGAGATTAACCTCCTATGGTGGTGGTGTAGGTATTTCTGTTTCTCGAATTAGAGAACGAGGAGCACCTATTAGAGGAAATGGAAAATCAGAAGGTGTGGTTCCATGGTGTAAAATTTATGATTCTACAATTATAGCTACAAATCAAGGATCTGTAAGAAGAGGAGCGGCATCTGTTAACTTAAATATCAACCACCCAGATATAGGGGAATTCATGCAAATCAGAAGACCCAAAGGTGACCCTAATAGACAATGTCTTAATCTACACCAATGTGTTTCTGTAGATGATAGTTTTATGAAAAAGTTAGGAGATAGGGATCCCGAAGCCATGAGTTTATGGTTGGAAATTCTTAAATCTAGAATGGAAACAGGTGAGCCTTATATTATGTTTGAAGATAACATTAATAAGCATAACCCATTAGCCTACATGATGAATAATCTTAGTGTTTCTATGACCAATATCTGTACTGAAATTACTTTACATACAGATGAAGAACATAGTTTTATTTGTTGTCTATCTTCCCTTAATTTAGCTAAATATGATGAATGGAAAGATACAGATGTAGTTGAAACAGCTACTTGGTTTTTAGATGGTGTAATGGAAGAATTCATCCAAAAAACTAGTGGTAAAGATTCTATGGTTCGTTCACATAGACATGCTAAAAAGGGAAGGGCACTAGGATTAGGTGTTATGGGATGGCATACATTTTTACAACAAAAAGGATTACCTTTTAATTCCATAGCTTCTACTGCATGGACCCACACAATTTTCAATAGTATTAGATCCAAAGCTGAATCTGCTTCTAGAGATTTAGCAGCGGAGTATGGTGAACCTCTATGGTGTAAGGGAACAGGTATGAGAAATACTCATGTTTTAGCTATTGCACCCACAGTCTCTAATTCTAGAATTAATTCTTGTTCTGCAGGAATTGAACCTTACCCAGCTAATGTGTATGTCTTTAATGGGGCTAAGGGTTCCTTTATTGTTAAAAATCCCGTTTTAGAGCAAGCTTTAGAAGAAAAAGGGTATAATAGGAGCAAAATTTGGGACCAAATTATGGCAGATAATGGATCTGTTCAAAACCTTCCTAATGAAATTTTATCGGAAGATGAAAAAGAAGTATTTTTAACCTTTCCTGAGGTTAATCAATTGGAATTAGTTCGTCAGGCGGCCATACGCCAACGGTATATAGATCAAACTCAATCGCTTAATCTTGCGTTTTCCCCAACGGACAGTCCAAAATGGATTAATCAAGTGCATATGGAAGCATGGAAGTTAGGGGTTAAAACACTTTATTATTTAAGAACTGATTCAGTAATTAAGGGGGATATTGGGTCAAGAACTACGGATGAGTGTTTAAGTTGCGATGGATAGTTAAATTTTATGTATTTATTATTAACCAATTTTATTTATTATGAGCAAATTAGCTAAAGTAAAAGAAGTATTAACTTCAAAGTATTTTGTAATTGGAGCTGCCGCTGTGGCGGGAGTTATTGTTTGGTTTAAGGGAATGCCTTTCATAGCAGGTGTAGCCCTAGGTGTAACTGGTACCAAACTTATAAGCGCTTTAAGAGGATAAATTAATCCCAAATGTTTTCTTTTTTAAGGAAAATAATATTTCCATTAATAATAGCAGTAACTGCCCTTGCAATATCAGGGTCAGCCGCTACTTTTTCAGTAATTGGGCTGTCCAAACTATTTGCGGGTGCAGCTACGGCTGTTATTATAATGACTGGAACATTGGAAGTTTCCAAACTTGTAGTAGCTTCTTTATTACACCAATATTGGTCTAGTTTAAATAGATTACTTAAAATTTATTTAACCTTATCTGTTATAGTTCTAATTGGAATCACTTCCATGGGTATCTATGGTTATTTGTCTGCTGCATATCAAGAAACAGCTAATAAAGAAGGTATTACTCAAAAGGAATTAGCTATATTTGACTCCAGAATTGAGAATTATAAACAACAAAAGTCATCTAGAGAAGAAACAGCAAGTTCTATACAAGAAAGAATTACCCAATTAAACGAAGGTATTAACAATATAGAGTATAGTTGGGTTGATAGAGATGGAGCCGGAGATCAAAGGGAATTACTATCTACTCAGTTGGAAATAGCTAATGAGGAATATCTAAGAGTTAGTAATGATATCTCAAAATTAGATTCTACTATTTTAGCTTTAGAAAACGAAAGATTTGAAACCGAAATTAACTCTGATGTAGCGGCTGAATTAGGACCTCTAAAATATATTAGTAAAATCTCGGGATGGGAAATGGATAAGACAGTAAACATTCTTATCTTAATTATTGTATTTGTATTTGATCCCTTAGCCATATGTTTAGTATTAGCTGCTAATTTTGCATTTGGAAAAGCATTTCCAAAAAAAAAAGAAAACATCTACGGTGAAAAGGTAGTTATAACCCAAACACCTATTATAGAATTAGAAGCAGATCCTGATGATCTTCCAGATTTTGGAGAAAAAAAAACTAAACCCATAGATGAAGAAATAGAAAAAATTGATAACAAAATTAAAAAAGTTAGAAATTCAAATCTATCTGCTTTTAGACAAAATCAACAAGTTAAAAGTCTTAGTAAAACAAAACAAAATCTCCTTAGTAAGAAAAAAAATAAAGAAGATGATGATTTAACTATAACTTATTAGGATATTCTAAATCCTTTTCGTATATTTATGTCAAAGTGTTAAATGCATTCTAAAGAGGTTATAGTTAAAAAATTATCACAATTTACCCCACTTAAATACAACCAATTCTACTGGTGGAGAAAATGGGGGCCCAAAAACAAACCTTTATTTAATTCAAGACCATTATTAGATAAAATTAAAAATGGTGATTTTGATTTTAGTCTTTATTTTTGGCAAGCATTGTATGCTGAATTAGAAGCAAACGAATTGGTTAAAGAAAGTATAGGCGCCCAAGGTGCTAATCCCAAACTTGCTTTAGCTCTAGAACGTAAAAAACGTTTATGGCAAGATTTTGAACGTGATGAACCTCAAAAACTCCAAATCCTCCAAAAAGAATTCCTTAAAGAATTTAAAATGACCCGAGAAGAGTATTATGATCAAATTGAGGATTTTGGTGGAGACCTGGAGGAGTTTTATTATCGTTGTGAACAGTTATTTAATAAAAAATCTCGTAGTAGAAGGGGTAGACCTAAAAAATATAATATATGATCAAAGTAAACCATGAGGTTCCATTTTGCCTACTAAATGCCAGTAAAAAGTTTAATGATTATGAGTTTTGCTTACCACATCTTTTAGACCAAAATGAACAATACAAACAACATTTTCTAGATGCTAAGGAAGAGGGAAGGTATATTATTATGGATAATTCCCTTCATGAATTAGGGACGGCTTATGATACCAATAGATTATTATATTGGGTAACAGAATTGGAACCTGATGAATTTATTGTACCTGATGTATGGGAAAACTACAGTAAAACCGTGGTTAACGCTCGAGAATGGATCAATATTCCATTTCCTAAAAATACTACTAAGGTAGCAGTAATCCAATCTAATACTAGAGAAACAGTTAGTGTGTGTACTCAAGTTTTAAAAGATTTAGGTTATAAAAAATTAGCTTATTCATACGGTGCTAATCATTATAAAAAGAATAATCCTAATCTACCAGATTATTTGGCAAAAGCACTTGGAAGAGTGGATACTATTTCGTATCTTTATGAACATGGAATGTTAACTGATTGGGATAATGTCCACCTATTAGGTACTGCATGTCCTTTTGAGTTTAACTTTTATAGTAAATTTAAATTTATAAAAACTATAGATACATCAAACCCAATTATGGCCGCACTGGAAGGAGTAAAATATGATATGTATGGTATCCACCCAAAACCAGAAGCCAATATGAACGATTATGCTGATGTAGAATTTTCTAATGTTAACTTAGATTTAATTTTCCACAATACTAATATGTTTAAAAAATATTTAAATAACAACCTATGAAGAAAAATGTTGTAATTAGTCTTTCAGGAGGGATGGACTCCTCTACTTTATTACTTAGATGTTTATCAGAATATGATCAAGTAACTGCTGTGTCTTTTGATTATGGTCAAAAACATAGAGTAGAACTTGAAAGAGCTCAATCTTTGATTGATTACTTATGTCAAAATGATATTGGGATTGCTAATAAATTGAAGTATAGAGTCATTAAATTAGATGGTCTAGTTGACTTATTAAATTCAGCTCTAGTATCAGGAGGAGAAGAAGTACCTGAAGGTCACTATGCTGAAGAAAATATGAAAGCAACAGTTGTACCTAATAGAAATAAAATCTTTGCTTCATTAGTTCAAGCAGTTGCCTTATCAGCAGCTAATACCAATGGTAATAATACTGATATTGCATTAGGTATTCATGCTGGTGATCATGCCATTTACCCCGATTGTAGGCAAGAATTTAGAGATGCAGATGATGCAGCTTTTAGAATTGGTAATTGGGATGCTGAAAAAGTAGGATATTTTACCCCTTATCTTGAGGGAGATAAATTTGATATCTTGAAAGACGGTGAAGTATTATGCAATGAATTACGTTTAGATTTTAATGAAGTATATTCCCGAACTAATACTTCTTATAAACCAATTCAAATTGATGGAGAATGGTATTCTGATTACAAATCAGCTTCTTCAGTAGAACGTATTGAAGCGTTTATTAAATTAGATAGACCCGATCCTGTAAGGTATGCAGATGAAACAGGAATAGTACATTGGACCAAAGCAAAATCCCACGTATTAGATGTTTTAAATAAATATGAAGATGAATAATTATAGATCAACAAAAATATATGATGGTTTTTCTACTTGTTTTAGACAATGGAAAGCAGTAGATACACACTGCCAATACCTCCATGGATATTCTGTTTCACTAAAAATCACTTATGAAGGTGATTTAGATGGTAGAAACTGGGTAGTAGATTTTGGTAGAGCAAAAAGATCTGAAGTTTTAATTGATGGTATGAATCTTAAAGATTGGTTAAATTATATGTTAGACCATACTGTTATTATAGCTGAGGATGATCCTTCATTAGAGGAATTCAAACAATTGGATAGTAAAGGAGTAATTCAATTAAGAATAATACCAGCAGTTGGAGCAGAAAAATTTGCGGAGTATTTTTACCATAAAATTAATGACTGGGTAAAAGAAGATACTTATAATAGATGTAGAGTAGTATCCGTAGAAGTTAGAGAACACGAAAAAAATAGTGCAATTTATGAAGTGCAAGAGGCTTAGATCTTACGAAAAACCATTACAAGTACTTGAACTGTATACAGCGGTTCAATCTGAGGGTTCTAGACAGGGTTATCCCACAATAGTAGTTAGAACTACAGGATGTACCCACAGATGTTATTTTGGAGAAGGAGGATGGTGTGATAGTTGGTATACATCAATCCATCCAGAAAAGGGTACATTTTGTTTTAATGATATTATTAAAATGTATGATGATAACCCTCATATTAAGGAAATGATGTTAACAGGTGGTTCACCAACTATGCATCCTGCTTTAGTAAATGAATTAACTCATTTTGCTCATGAACGAGGTATTTTTATCACCATTGAAACTGAAGGATCACATTTCTTGGAAACTGATTATCCTATTGATTTATTGTCTATTTCACCTAAGTTTAGTAATTCCATTCCTCAATTAGGAGCTATAACTCCTCTGGGAGAAGAAGTTACTGAAGTTATGATTAAAAAACATAATAGTAAAAGATTAAATAAAGAAGCTATTAAAGCTTCTATTGAATATCATAAGGATTACCATATTAAACCCGTATTGGATAAAGAATTATCCATAGCACCTGAAGTGGAAAAGTTTTTAAATGAATTAGAAATACCAAGGGATAAAGTATGGGCAATGCCCGCTGGAGATGATAGAGTATCCCTAATGGAATCATATCCAGTGGTAATGAATTTTGTGAGAGATAAAGGATGGAGATTTACTGGTAGAAGTCATATTATGGCTTTTGATACGGAAAGATGTGTTTAAAATAAAATAAAATATGGAAGGTAAAACTAAATTTGTAAAAAAGTATGAATGGGTAGGTGATGTTAAATCATATAAAGAACCCAAGGAAAATGAACATTCTATTAAGTATAATGAACCCAATAGGGAATATGATTCAAAATATAAACCTACTAAAGAGGATATTGAAACATTCCCAGATCTCCAAAATGGCCCATCTTCATTAATTCAGGGTTCCCCTGTGGAAATTCAACAAGTTGGAATCCATAATTTCAGATTACCTCTGAGATATAGAAAAAAAGATGGTGGTGAGATTGAACTTGAAACTAAGGTAACAGGTACGGTATCTCTTGAAGCACATAAGAAGGGAATTAATATGTCTCGTATTATGAGATCATTTTATGAGTTTAAAAATGATGTGTTTAGCATTGATAAGCTAGAAACCGTACTTTCAAGTTATAAGGATAAATTAAAATCGTTTGATGCTAAAGTAGCACTTAAATTCTCATATCCTATCATACAACCTTCCCTTCGTTCAGGATTAGAGGGTTATCAATACTATGATGTAACCTTGGAGGGTAATTTAGATAAAAGTGGTGTACTAAAAAAGATTATTCATTTTGATTTTGTCTATTCTTCAGCTTGTCCTTGTTCCTATGAATTGGCTGAGTTTGCCAGAAAATATAGAAATAAAGCTACTGTATCACATTCTCAGAGATCAGTAACTAGGATATCTATTGAATTTGATGAATTGGTATGGATTGAGGATTTAAAAGAAATGTGTGATAAAGCACTTCATACTGAAACTCAAGTAATAGTTAAAAGAGAAGATGAAATGGCATTTGCTGAGTTAAATGGTTCTTATCTTAAATTTGTGGAGGATGCCGCTAGGTTATTATATGAGCAGTTAGTGGAAGATAAAAGGGTTAAGGATTTCCGTGTTATATGTTCACATCAAGAGTCTTTACATTCTCATGATGCCATATCCGTTATTCTTGCTCCTGATAGTAAATTTTGTGCGGATGTACCTCATGAATTATGGTCTAGTTTAATTCATATTTCATAAACTTATTTGTAAAAATACTTGTATACCCCAAAAAGTTTTATTATATTTACATCATAAATAAAGTGTTATGTCATATTTCAAAAAGTTAATTAAACAAGAAATTAGAGAATCATTAATTCAACTACCATTCCAGGATGACCCTACAGTTTGGACAGAGGATTTGGCTAATAATATAGTATCTAAGTTTGAAAAACAATATGTTC